ATTCTACAAGTCTATTCTTTAAACCTTTATTAATAATTTCATCAGCCATGGTCCTTGATTCTTGTCCCTCGGTCGTAAGATCCAAATATCCTTCACCGAGTAAAAACTTCTCCAGGTGTGTATGCATAGCAGTTCCACGTGTTGCTGCATCATTCTTAACTTTATCAGCAGCCGTTGCACCCACTCTTGTTTTCCATGCTTCAAGGGCTAATCTTTTTTCTTCTGGCTGTGTCGCCTGGAGTATCGTTGTCACCGATGGAAGTTTCTCAGCATTGACATCGTAATGACGTTCTCCCTCAAAAAGAGCTCTCGAACTGGTGGGGTAAATAAATTTTTTATTTAATATCATGTTCCTTCTTTAATAAATTAGTTTCATATTCTTCAGGAGTTATAACTTCAGTCTTCTTTACATAAGACCAATCTATTTCATTATAATTCTTTTTAAATGTTTCATCAGGAATACGGCTTCTTCCATCCCAACCTTTACCCCATTCTGCTCTTCTTTTTTTATTGCTCATAGTGAACACACTACCCACCATATCAGTATGGCCATTAAAATTAAAACTAAATAACTCATAATAAATTAAGTTGGTTTTTATTTTTAGAAGTAAGTTTTCTATAAATGTCATAATAATCTTTATTAAGATTTTGATATTCTTTATTATAAATTCTTTGTCTCAATATCTTTTTTTCATATTCTTCAGGAACATACATTTTTAAATACATATAATAATTACTGTTATATGTTTTATAAGATTCAATTTGTTTAACATGAAGTCTTTTAACTACTGTTTGAAACCAATTACAAAATTTCATCTTTTTACCTTTTCGATCAAGAAAAGATATACTATTACGTTTACCTGGTTTATTAATTCCAGCTTTATTAACTCTTATTACTAAATTATTTTTTATATAATTAAGATCTTCTTTTTCCCAGGCTCTATAAGCAAGATAGATATCTCTTGCATGTAAAAGATAAGGTTCAGAAAGTTCACGTGGAGATACTTTACCTTGTGAATTTAAAAGTATTAACTTTTGAATATCTGAAAATTGTGCAGCTTTATTAATTTCAGGTAAATATTTTCTAACAAGTATTGTTTCATGATGAATTCTTACTGAATCATAACTTAATCTTTTAAAACCTCTAACACATCTAAAATGAGTAAATACTTTACCTACTTCACTTGCATATTCTCTATTATAATGATCATGTAATCTTGATAAAAAATGAGTTGTTTCACCTATATATTTAAGAACTCTGGGAACTAATTCAAATACATCATAACCTCTATCCATTACAATATTACCATTTTTATTTAAAATATACTCACCATTTTTTCTAATATATCTTGGAGTAGTTTTATTTACTGAAATAAAAAAATAAAGAGTAGGTGTTGTATCAGTTAGATCAACATTAAAATTAGTTATATCGTGAAATTTATTTAAATCTATTATCATTAATGTAGTTTATGAAATATAAAAGGCTTCACTTCATGAGCATTCTTAAGTACAATTTCTATCATTTCTTCAAATTCTTTTTCGGTTAATATGGTCCTATAGAGTCGGATGGCTTGTGCCATAAGGGTCGAGGCCACGATTTGAGGGTTTTCAAATCGTAAGATAAGATCAGCGGCCTTTTCAAACAACTCGTCATAAACTATTTTTAATTTATCGTCTAAATTTTTCTTCGTCATGAGGTCTATATTTCTTTTTCATATGACATTCAATACTTGTAATGTGATCTCCCTCATCCAAGACCCGTATTTCATAACCATATTTAGTTGGTTCTACCCAATATTTAATTGCACTGTGGATAATAAGTTTAGCTGTCTTAGCTTCTTTTTTACCAGTCATTTCTTTTCTCCATGGCTCTAGCTTGAAGTTCTTCACGCAAGAATTCAATATCTTTTTTAAGCATTTCTATTTCCATTTCTAATTTGTAATTTTCTTTTTTATATTTTTCTATGATCCATTCTAGATCATTAGGTCCTTTATCATTCATATCATAAACTCCGGTATATTAACGGCTGTGTATTTAGCAAAAGGTTTTTTCTCAGCCACATAATAATTTTTATAAGATTGAATATAATCATCTACCTTATATGTATCAGGCATACATAAAGGAGGTTTAGTAAAACCAGATGATGGAAAATTAGTTATATCTAAAGTTTTTAATACATCATAAATACGTGATGATGAATGAACTTTTTTATAACGTAAAGTATATTGAGACAATAAACTTTTCATTAATTCCATGGTCCATAAAAAGTTTTCTTTTGATTCACCTACCCACAAAGTCATAGGATGTTTTGGATAAGCTGTTTTATATAACTTATCATTTGTACCAAAATGCTTTTGATAGGCAGTAGATAACATCTGCGCAGTTTCAAGAATCATTTTAACTACATGTTTGTCGCAATGATACTTTGCACAAGTCTCTGGTTCTTTACTTAAATGAAAAATATTCATTATCTATACCATTTAAAAATTTGTATCATTATAACTATTAGTGCAATTATAATGAGTGTTTCACATAATAGGTTCATTTTTTATCTTTTCTTTTTTTATTACCAAAGCAATCCCATTTTTTGTGGTATGCTTTTAATAACTTAGCTATTGCTTTTTTATAATTAGTAAATGTCATTGTTGCATCCTTTCATAGTTCATTAATTTTTTGACATCTTTTTCTTTTAGTTCACCTTGGTTATTACAATACTTACAATCTTTATAATGAGGTTCTTTTTCACCTTGAAAATAAGTTGTAATATAACCATTACCTTTACATTCTGGGCATATTATTTTCATGTTTTGCCTTTCTAGTATGATTCCAAACTATTCCAAGACGTTTTAATTTCTTTAAGTTTAGAAGTTTGTTTACTTTGTTATGTATATAATCAGGATCAAATCCAGCATAAGTACATACATCAACAAAATCTTTTGTTTTATATATAAACCAACGTTCAGCTGCATCTTTTTCATTTTTACTCATAGCTTTATTTTCAAAATCTGAAAGAGCATCGTAAAGCATTTGGCATAATACTGCTTTCCATAATCTTTGTTCTGAAGGAAGAGGTTTATCTTCCATATGAACATTTAAATTACTTAGACATTTTACCATTTAAACTCTTCGCTTTCTCTTCAATTAAAATAGCAACTGTTTGTGATCTACTCACTACAACGGGAGGAGCAATCACTCTTCTTATTTTATCTAATTTGGCATAAGCTTCTTTAGATAAAGTTACGTTTTTATATTTATTTATATCAGTCATTTATAACCTTTCTTATTTGTTTATAATGTAGGATTATATCCTAAATTATTTTATATGTCAAATAGATTATCTACGACCTTGTCCCCTATACACTTTATGCGTGTTTCTTTTATTGGGTCTTTTAGAATGATGTCCAGGTCTTTTTTTATTAGTCTGTTTAATAAATTGACCGTTTCCTACATTTAATTTTCTTGCCATTATTTATCTTTACTAAGAATTATTTTTCGTGTTTTTTTATTATTCATTGGTAAATATTTAATAACACCATTGACATATTGTTCAAGTTCATTTCCACAATTAGTGCATTTATAAATATTATCTATTATAGATACCAGGGGAGTTAATTCTTTACAGCCAGGGCAAATACCATGAACAATTAAAGAATCAATTGTAAATTTTTTCATACCATTGGGTAGTATATAACTGCATTATTAACTTTACTAGCCCTTAAATACTGTTTTCTGTTACCATCTTCATCATTATAACTACAATGAACCCACCCGGAGTTAGGGTCGTTGGGGTTCCAAAATTCTAATATACATTGATCGTAATCAAGATTTTTAACGATCCAATCACTTAATTCTTTGTTATGTACACCAAATATCTCAAAATCTGCTGCTTGGCCCTTGGTATGTTGGCTCTTAGCTGAGGACCCAATAGCCTCACAAAGTGCTGCTGATCTAAAACCAGAAGATACAGATACCGGCATTTTAAAATGATTTCTAATGGGTTGTAGTATATTTTTACAAAGTAAAATTAAATTAGTAATGTGTTCATCATTAGGATTATTATCTATTCCAAGTCTAATAGCTTCTTGTGACTTTGTTAATTCATCCAAAGTAAAATTCTCACTTAATAACATCTTAATAAAAATATGTATAATAGGTCCAAACAATTACATTAAAAATTAATATTGCTTCTATCATTTATTGTTTCTTAATTTATTAATAACTTCTATAACGTGTTTTTCATATTCTTTGTTTGTAGAAAAACTATCTAACGCTTTTGCCATTCTAATAGGATCTCTATTAAATGACATATCTCTAGCTTTTCTAAATTCTGCATACACTTGTTTTGTATTTAGAATTTCTATGTAATACTTAACAGATTCGCACTTACTTTTAAAGACTCTCACACGCCATTCTATATAATCTGGCTGTTTATATGGTAACATACCTTCTTTTGACCATACCCTTATACCAAATAAGTTGTTTCCTTCCCTTGCAAAACGTGATGTTCCATAGTTAGATTCAACGATGGCTTGGGCTACTATTAGTTCTGTATTTATATGTTTATTGGCTGGTATTTCAAAATTGAGGTAGGCTATACATTTTTTAAGAGAATCTACAAACTCTTCGTTATTGTGATATTCAAACCTTGGAGGTCCAAACCCTAGGCTTTTTGCCCAGGCGATAATGGCGTTTTCAGTTTTCTTCTTGGCGACTGGGTTCGGAAAGAACGTACCTAACAAGAAGGCTAAGATCGCTATAATTATGTACTTCCAGATCGTTAAAATCTTTGTTGTCATAGCATTTACAGTGATTTAATAAACAGCATCCAGCTGTTAAATTGTTGATACAATTAGTCTTTGTTTTTAATGTCGTAAAACATTTCATCATTCCCGTCTGTTAACCAATTTTTATTTTCAACATTCCATTCAGTAGTTTGGACTTTATAGTCTGGTACCCCTGAATAATTAGTGAAATTAGGCACATTCCAAAGAATGCGATTGTTAGGCTGAGCAGAGAAATTACCGTTAATAAGCTTGAGAACATGAGCACACTTATGTTCTGAAACCATTTCGGAATGTTCTGTATTGAGGATATTAGCATCTGGATGAGCCCAGTCAATAGTAAATAAATATTCTGCATCATATGTTTTACCATTACTAAAATATTTACAAGATTGTCCTTTTAAAAAATCAAAGCAGATAACGTTAGGAAAATAACTAAATGAATTCCATAATTCAAGATCTTTGAGATCTTGATCTGGTACGTTTCTGCGATCAAAACTTTTTTGAATAAAAGCGCTGATAGGTAATCTGAAATAGATTGCACCTGATTCAAGTATGCAATGGAATAATATTGCACGGCCAGGTATACTCGCAATACCAAAGACCACACAACTTTCAGTTTCTCCGTGATGCTGTTTAAAGTCATACAAGTACTCCCTTCTTATGTTACAATAAATTGGTGGAATGTTAGCATTTAAATAAGACATAATCAATCGTATATATCGCCCCAGTTTTCACCAGATTCATAGTCTACTTTATTTGGAACTTCTAATTGAATAGCATTTTCCATTATATCAATTATTTTTTTAGCATGTTCAGGAGATTCAACTGATAAATCTAATTCATCATGAATTTGAATATGAGCAACTATTCCTTCTTTATATAATTCAAGCATTGCTTTTTTAGTCATATCGGCAGCTGATCCTTGAATTAATTTATTTAAAGCTTTGTAAGTAAATGCTCTTCTGATCCCTGGTCCATGTTCCTGGAGTGCTTCTTCATGAGGCAATGCTTTATGCATACCAAATTGATTTGGTTCCCATAAATGAAATCTGCATAATCTACCAAGCAACGTTCTTATTTGACCACGTTCTTGAGATCTATTAGAAGCAGCATTTGTTAATTGTTTAACAAATGGAACTTTAGCATGATACTGTTCAAATAGTTCTGCAGCTTTTTCTTTTGATACACCAAGTTCAGCTTGTAACTTTGCTTTACCCATTCCATAAAATAAACCTAAATTAATGGTTTTAGCTTGTGATCTTGGAATGTTTGCCATATCAGCAACCACCTGGTGAAAGTCTGTATTAGGATTATCTTTATAAGATTCAACTACATCATAAACAGATGGAAACTTATATAAAGAAGCATAGTGTACAACGAGTCTTGGTTCTTGTTGTGAATAGTCAAAACAACCCCAAGTATGACCTTCTTCAGGTAAGAATAAAGATCTAATCAGTGGTCCTAGATCCTTGTTCCTTGCTGGAAGTTGCTGTAGATTTGGATTATTATAACTAAATCGTCCAGTTACAGTACCTCCTTGATCTGATCTAATTTGATTGATCTCAGCATGAATACGTCCCTTATGTTCATATCGAATGATTGTATCAATAAAAGTTGTATGTGCTTTATTGATTTCTCTTGCTTTTGCAATCATTTGAACTATAGGGTGAGAATGTTCTTGTAAAAAATTCTTCGTAAAGGAAGGCGCAGATGATTTCTCAGTTCTGTCATAAGGTAAACCAAGTTTATCAAAAACTGTTGCAATGCTTCTTGCAGCCCAAATCTGTGGCTCTATCCCTGTTTCTGCTTTTACTTTTAATAACAGTTCATGTTCTTGTGCTGTTAATTGTTGTTTCAGCTTGTGTGCTCGTTCTATATCAACTCTTACTCCTTTAAATCGCATATCAACTAAACAAGGAAATAAATCAGTTTCTAAACTAAATATAGATTCTATATCTTGATGAACTATTTCTTTTTTAAATATTTGCCATAACTCTAATGTAAGTTCAGCATCCTTTTCAGCATATGCACCTACCTCCATGGCTGGAAGTTGCCACATATCCTCTTTAGGATCTAACCCTCTTGATTTAGCAGCTTCATTTAATGCAGCTTCACTTTTACCATAACCAAGATAATCCCAAGACAACATATTTAAACTATATTGAAATCTATTTTCATCAATTAAAGATGCAGCAATCATGGTATCTACGATTAAACCGTTGATTTTAATACCCATTTGTCTAATCCAACAAACGTCATACATTGCATTATGAAATATTTTTAATGCTGGAGTAGCCATAGTGTCTTTAAACCATTCTAAAACTTTTTTCTTATCCATGTTAGGCCCTGAGCCGTGGGCTATGGGAAAATAAAAAGATCTTCCGGGTACAGCAACAGCAATACCAATGACTTCTCCATTACCTATAACAGAACCCGATCCTTTCTTTTTTAAATCAGGATCTCTTGTTTCTAAGTCTACTGCAATCTCATCATAAGATCGTAGATCTGGAAATTCTTCTGGTTCTACCCATTCCTTTTGTGCTTCAAATAGTGGTACTTTCATTCGTAATCCCTTTCTATAATCATTTCTATATAATGGATTGCTTTTAACAAATCCTGTTTCTTTCCTTTATCTTGATGCCTACAAATATATTTGATGGCATTACCTTCTGCGAATAGTATCTTATTTTTGTTAATAAATAAAGAAGGTTGTATTTCATATTTCTTATAATGTGCACCTCCCACCTGTTTAAAAAATGACTTATTACTCATAGTTGATAACCTTTCCATTCCTTTTTTGATTTTAATATATAAAGATTTTCCATAGATCTTGTTACACCCACATACCAAACTCTATGTTCTTCATCTTGTTTATCTACACTTTCTTCTATAGATTGTCTTATCTTCCTTGCATTATCTAAAACAAGAATAACATTTCTACATTCACCACCTTTTGCTGCATGAATGGTTGATATTTCTATTCTTGGTTCTTCAGATAATCTCTCACCATTAGTTAATAATGTTCTAATGTATAATTCTTTTTCTTGATCTAAATTTGTAAATGCATCAAACCAAGTTACTCCAGGAGTAAAACCTAAATCTTCAATTCTAACAGAACTTTTGTTTTCAAACTTCTTTTCATTAAAATTATCATCTAAATATTCATAAATATCTTTACAATCTGCAATAGATATTTCTTTTCCTTTTGTTAATTCTGTCCATTTAAGAACTGATTTGTAAAGTTTATGGTCTATACTTTTTCCATATCTATTTTTAAAATATAGTTTCTTTTCTTTTAATAAATTAGATATCTCATCTGATCTATAAGTTGTTCGTGTTAATATTAACCAATTACCTTTTGTTAAATCTAAATTATCTATATCAAATATAGTGTCCACTTTACCTTGAACTACATTTCCATCTTTGTCTTTTTTTGCGTGATATATTTTTTCTTTTCTTTTACCCTGTATTCTATTTAATATTGTATTAGATAATTCTTGAATAGCTAACGGTATACGTTCAGATTGTTGTAATACTTCTTCTTCTGCTGGTTCATCTATAAATCTATTAACATCAGCTCCAGCCCATGCAAATATAGCCTGGTCATCATCTCCTGCTAAAAATATATCCTTAGATTTTGATTTTAAAACATCAAACATCTTCCATTGTATAGGTGATAAATCTTGAGCCTCATCAATAAATATAACTTCAAATAATGGACATCGATCTGAATTAAGAACAAACTTCTCTATCATATCTGTATAATCATCTAAGTTATAAGCTTTCTTATAGTTTATAAGGTTTAAATTAATATGATTTAATGTATCTAAATCTATGTCTCTGCTCCATTCATTAGTATTAAATTCATCCTCAATAGAAATACATTTAACTCGTGATTTATTAATTAATTTGAAATATTCATTATCACAATTCATATAACAGTTTTCTTCAGAATCATTTGTGTATTTAACTCGTATACTTAATTCTTTACCTATCTGTTCATAATGAACGGGTTGCATGACATTATCTTCACTCATACCTAGTGTATGAAAAGCTAAAGAATGTAATGTTTGAAAAAATTTAGCATCTGTTTTCATTATATCTTTATTTAAATTTAAGAATCTTTCTCTTGCTTCATTAGCTGCTTTTCTTGTAAATGCAAAATAACCTATTCTATTTAAAGGTATTCCTTTTTTTAAATAATTATCTACTTCATTTAATAGTCTTCTTGTCTTACCTGTTCCTGGAGGACCTAATATTTTTCTAATCATTAGAATATATCTTTTTTAGATTTAATTGGCATCACTTCAGGTTTTGAAGATTTAATTTTAAATTTATCAATTGGTATTTGTATTACATCAATTGGATCATGAGATTCTTTCTCACCTTGTTTTTTAGGAAATCGTTTAGGTACATTGATCTTTGTTTTTTCTTTTCCACCACCAATCTGTATTATTTTTTCTGCCGTTTTAGATTTGTTTTCTTTCCAATCCTTACCTTTTAAAGAATTATAAAAACTTTGATATTTAAAATATGCATACTCACCTTCTATTAATACAGCTCCAGTTTTAAATGCTGCATTAGATTTAGCTTGTGGTCCATTAACATATTCTTTTAAATATTCTTCCAATTGTTCATCTGGAGTAGTTCCTTTAGGAGGTAATAATTCTTCTTTTGGTGGAAATAAATTATCTAATACTTCTTGAAACTCATTTGATTTTACTTTTGGAGGAACAAAGTCGGCAGCAGCTGCAATAATAGATCTTATTTCTTCTTGTAAAACTATTTGTTTGATATGCCTAGCTTTAACACTTTTAGAATCACCATTTGGTAATTCTACGTTAAAAGTATATTCTGGTTCTGGATATTTAATTTTAACTAAACTAGATAATTTAGGAAACAATACTTTTTTATCAGATAAAAATCCATATTTCCTTTTAGCACATTCTGATTTCATGCAAAAATTAGCAATAGGATCTTGTGTACATGTATATCCTTTAGTAGAATCTTTTTTCCAAGATCTAATTTTATCTCTTACTTTCTTTTCACCCCAATCATCTACAACTAATCCATTAGAATCTTTTAAAAAATATTTTTTAGGAGCATCTACAACCATGTCTTCCCACTTATCTTGGTATTTCTTTTTTGCAAACACCATGTAATTATATAACCATCTGTCTCTACCATCATTTAATTCTTGCTTTGTCATCATCTGTAGACAAGGAGGACCATCATCAAACTCGGATGGGCCTCCCTGTAGTACAGTTTTCACGTGGGCTAATGAAAACTCTTCTAATTCTTTTTCAGTTTTTAAATTTGCTTCTATGACTTGTATGAATTGATCAAATGTAAATGCTTTACCATCAAAGTTAACAGCTACTCTTTCAGATTTATTGTAATATGGAAGATTAATAAAGTTACCATTAATAAAATTACCTTCAGAATCTTTGCCTAATTCCGTTTGTTTAGGAAATATTTCTATTCTTAATGGAAGTTGTAATGTGAATAATAAACTTTCTAAAAATTTTTTAATAATTAATGCTTTAACAGGTTCTTTTAAAAATACATAAAGATGTAATCCACCACTTTTAGATTTAATGGGTATCAAAGGAAGGTCATACTTTTTTATAATGTCTAAGTATTTTTTAATTGAAAAATCTTTGTAATCTTTAGAATCAATATCTATAGCTCCAAATCTAGCCATGCCTTCATCATCACATGGTTGAATACCTATAGACTTGTTTCCTTTTAAATGATCTAAATAATCTTCATCAGTAATAGGTTGTTTTGACCAACCATATTCTGGTTTTAATTTACCGGTAGTGGGATCTTTTATATTTTTAGTTAAGTCTGCAAATCCAAAATTTCTTTGTAGCCCAGTAAAATATTCTATAAACTTTCTTTCCATTTAGCCCTCTATAATTATTTAATGTGGGCAATTGCTTGCCCACATATCAACGAAAGGAATTAGAAATGAGCTTCAGATCCTTTATCAGATCCGTTAGTCTCACCGTGTTTCACTTTAACGTCTCCTTTAGAAACACTTTCAGCAAATGCTTTAGCTTGTTGATATAAAGCAGCATCCTCTACAGGACCTACTTTATTAACTTCCCAACCAAACCATGTGCCTTTATCATTAGATTGTTGAACAGTTCTTAATTTATATATGTGACTAAAAGATGCTGGAGTAAACAAACCATTTTTACCCTTCATCTTAATACCAGCCATCATACTATTCCATTTTCTACTAATCTTTAATTGCGTAGATTTCATAGCAAGTAAAGCTGTAGTTGGAGTTTGACCACAAACAATTAAGAAATGACTTGCAGTTTTTTCAACATAATTACCATTTGGTAATCTGTCTTTAAAAGAAGCATCTCTTTTTGTTTTTGTCATTATATCACTTGATGAAGAGTGTATTCCAACTGGAGCACCAGAACCTTCACCTCTATCTTGCCATTCAATGTATTCTAATTTGTAATGACATGGTAGAACGTTGATTCCTTTTTCACCATCAAATAATTCTCCAGTTACAGAATTGTAAATCATTCCAGGTTCTGCACCTTGAACATATTTACCATCTCTTTTATTAACTTCTGGAGATAGTTGTCCTAGTATTTTAAGAAAAGGTAATGCTAGATCTTCATGACCTATATTACCTAGACCTTTATCTGCATCATCTTCAAAGATGCTTACAGCTAAAGCTCCCGCAGCTACTTTCTCAGCTACTGCGTTGGACTTTTTTGTTCCTTGGTCCATTGTACTTTGTGCTTTGTTCATGTTTATTTCCTTATTATTTTGGTTCTGTTTCCTGCGAACACGTTAAATAGATCAGAGGGCATATCTTTCCCAGCTTCGATACGCTCTCTGACCAATGCTTTGAGAGTCATTGGTTCAACCTTTAATTTCTGGGAAGGTTGATATCCACGCTCTGCCGCAAGGTTTGCATAAGCAATTGCCTTGTTATCTTCGTTGCGGCCAAAAGAAACGGTAACCTCATTTTTAATAAGATCACCTAGACCGTTTTTACGAAGCCAGTTAAATGCTTCTTCTTTCCTTTCAGCGGAAATGGAAGCACCGTAGACGGGTTTTACTTCTACAGCTGAACCGTCTGCTAATTTCAATGTTGAGATATTCATTTCTTGCATCATTGTAGGAATGACATCACCTGAAAGAATATCTGCCTCTTCTTGTAATTTTTTTAAATTTGCTTCTGCTAAAACAATTTTATCTTCAAGGTTTCTTAATTTAAGAACTTGATCAGATAAAGACTTAGCATCATTAGCCTGTGTAATAGATTCTGTTTGGTCTTGTTCAAAGTTTATATTCATATTTTTACCTTTCTATTAATTGTTAACTTTCTTTCTATTTTACTCATGGAACTAATTATAGTTCCTTTTTATTAATATGTCAAGATATAGGAGAAATTAATTTTCTTCTATTCTACCTTTTTCAAACAAGTTAATCTCTATCGGATAATAAACTTGTTCTTGTCTATCCCATTTTAATAAATTATATTTACCATTAGTAATATCTGCAGCAATAGAACAAGCTACACCAATAATTGCAGGATCACCTGTAAGTAGTAAATAATCTTTTTCTGTATAATCTTTTAATAAAGATCTTAATTTAATAATAAGAGGACCTGGACTCAATACCATTTGAGAATATTCAGGTAATAATACTTTAAGTTTACCATATTTAGCGGCACCCATAATATTAAATTTAGGTTGTCCTGCTCTTGTACCAGGTAATTCTTGTATTACATATACAGTTGTGTCCATACTTTCTTTACTTGACATATAAATTATAATTGTGATATAATGTATTTTTATAGAAAGATAAAGTAAAATATTATGAATTATAAATTTAAAACTAAGCCATACGCACATCAAATAACTGCGTTAGAAAAATCCTGGAATAAAGCTGCTTTTGCTTATTTTATGGAGATGGGAACTGGTAAATCTAAGGTTCTTATTGATAATATAGCTATGCTTTATGATAAAGGTAAGATTAATGGAGCTCTCATTGTAGCTCCTAAAGGAGTTTATCAAAACTGGTTTGATTTAGAAATTCCAAATCATATGCCAACTCATATAGAGAAAAAAATGGTATTATGGAAATCAACAGTTAGTCAATCACAAAAAACATTATTAGATTCTTTATTTGAATCAGAAGTAGATCTTCATATATTGGTTATGAATGTAGAAGCATTTTCAACTAAAAAAGGTTTAGAGTTTGCTCATAAGTTTATGAGTTGTCATGAAACTTTAATGGCAATAGACGAATCAACTACTATTAAAAATCCAGATGCTATTAGAACTAAATCTATTGTTTCATTAGGAAGAGAAGCTAAGTATAGAAGAATATTAACTGGATCACCTGTAACTAAATCTCCATTAGATTTATATAAACAATGTGAATTTTTAGGTGAGGGTTTATTAGATTATACTTCTTATTACGCATTTAAAACTAGATATGCTATTTTAAAAACAGCAAATTTTGGAGGTAGGTCTGTTCAAATAGTTGTTGGATATAGAAACCTTGGAGAACTTTCTGAAAAACTAGAACCCTTTTCTTTTAGAATTTTAAAAGAAGATTGTTTGGATCTTCCTAATTATACATACACAAAAAGAATTATTCAATTAAGTCCAGAACAAAAAAAGATTTATGAATCTATGAAAGAATTAGCCTTAGCACAAATGGATGGTAAATTAATGACAACAGCAACAGCTTTAGTTCAGTTAATGAGACTACATCAAATAACCTGTGGTCATTTTAAATCTGATGATGGTATAGTCCAAGAAATTAAAAATGAAAGATTAGATGCATTAATGGAAATATTAGATGAGGTTGAAAACAAAGCTGTTATATGGGCTCATTATAAACATGATATTGAATCTATTGTTAAAGCTATATCTAAAAAATA